TGAGGGCGTCCAGCTGCTCATTGTCAGCCATGGGGTCATCCTCCTCAGTAGTCATTACGACAACGTGTGATTTCGCGGTCTCCGCCTCATCCACACTGGCCGCGTCTGAGGACGCCTCCGGCCCGGTCTCTGGCTGGTCGGTTGCCGCTTGCCCTACGGGCGCTTCATCGCCCGGGAACAACGATTTGATGGGCAGCGCCTCGTTACGGGGCTCTGCCGGGGTGGGGGTCAGGCTGGCTTCGCCAATCGGCCACGTCTTCAGCCAGTACGCCTTGCCCACCGCTTCAGCTTCCACGAGGTGCCCGACGGCCCCTGAGCTCCAGCCCAGCTTGCCGGCCTGCACCAGCTCGTAGATCTGTTTCTCGTACTCGTCGCGCAGCTCCAGCTGCGCCTCGACCCAGATACCGACGTCGTCGATCTTCATCACGCCTTTGCCGAGCTTGCGGTTCTTCAGCGTGCCGTCGAAGCCGTGGTGGTAGTACACCGTGCGCGCGTCGCCGTCCGCGATGTCGAAGTCCGTGCTCGCCGTGAAGAAGTCTCCCATCAGGTCAGGGTCTTTGGTGGTGGTAAACCTGACCAGGTAGCCCCCGACCCGGTTCTCACTCAGCGCCTTGACGGTGTCGCCCATGTACACCAGCATCTCGTGTCTGTCCATTACGGGTACCCCTCCCAGTTCAGCAGGGCGTCAGCGAACACCACGCCAACCCCGGCCTTGTCGTCGATCGCTTCCAGCGCCCCTTCGATGGCCTGGTGTAGCACATCCGGGATCGCGTCACTCTCGAACTGCGTGCCCTTCTGGGGCTTGCCCTCGCTCATGCGCCGCTGCGCCTTGCGCTGCCACTGCCGCAGCGCGCGCTCGAACTCTGCCGACCGCGCGGACGGCTGCCCGTCGTCGGCCTGTTCTTCACTGTTGTCGTCCGCTGCCGGCGGTCGTGTGGGCGATGGCGGAACAACCGGACCTTCTTCCACCGGCTTGTAGCCCAGCTGCGTGCGTGCCTCGTTCTTGTCGATGATGCCCGCCCCGACCAGCATGGTCAGTTTGTCAGCCTTCTCACTCTCCAGCGCCTGGAAGAGTTCGAGTTGCTCCGGGTGGAAGTGCATCTCCAGCTGGAACTTGTCCAGCAGCTGCCGGTTCAGCGCGCGCTCGATGCGTGTCGCCAGCGGCAGCACCGTCTTGCTGTAGAAGTGCAGGTCGTCCTGGATCGCTGTCGCGTAATTTGCCGCGTTACTGAATAGCAGCGTCTGCGGCACGCCCAGCGCCGTGGCGATGTCCTCGCGCTTCTTGTCCGTCAGTTCCGGCAGCGCCAGTTCCCCTGGCGAGTCACCGATCGTGGTGAAGGTCAGCTTCCCGCGCACTGCGAAAGCGCGGAACGCGTTCGTCAGGCCGGTGGCCGCCCGCTTGAACCACTCCTCGAAGCGCTCGGAGTCCGGGCTGCTGCCGCCAACGTTCTCGGCCCCGATCACCAGCGGTCGGACGGCCCCGCGCTGGAAGTAGCCCTCGCCGTAGCGGTCGATGAAGTTCAGCATCCCCGCTGCCTTGAGCGCGGCTTCAGCAGCAGCCGCTCCGGGCCCGGTCTCGGCTTTTCGGTTCGGCGCCCACAGGTAGACCATGTCCTCTACCGGGATATCTATCGTCTTGCTGCCGATGGTGCGCTCGAACCCAATCAGCCCGTCCTCCGGGCTGTACTTCGGCTTGACCGTGCTGGGGTGCAGCCGGCGCACCTTCAGCACTCGCGTGCGGTTGCGCTCCAGGTGCAGGTACCACGCCCCGTACAGCGTGTAATCACCGACGATCTGGTCGAACAGGTCCGACAGCGAGCCGTCCACCTCGAACGGCAGCGCGTCTTCCCCGTCCTGGAGCGGCTCTTCCGCGCCGGCGCGGTACAGCTCAAACGGCAGGTTGCCGAGCGCCTCGGCACGCACGTCCACCCCGCGCTTCAGCCAGGGTACGGACTCGTACAGCTTGACGATGTCCCCACCGCTGCCCCCGGCCAGATACGTCCACGCTTCACGTGGCAGCGAATTGAGCGGCACACTCTTCAGCGTGTCGTTCGCCGGGACGATGACCTGCGTCTCTACAGCTCGAACAGCACCCATGGGTCGCTTTCCTGTCCCATCACCGCGTAGCGCAGCGCGTCCATGCCGTGGTCGTCCAGCTTCACCGGCTGCTCTTTGACCGGACGGCCGTCCGCGCTCTTCTGCCACACGTACCCGGTCATCTCTTCCAGCGTGCTCACCGGCTTCTTCGCCTCGCGCAGCCGGGTATCTTCTTCCACCAGCGCCCCGCGCATCAGGTACAGCCGCGGCTTGCCGTCTTCCTGCACCCGCAGGCGCTGCTTCACCGCGTTAATCCCCGGGCTGACTTCCTTGCGTGCCGGGTTCGTGTACACCCCGTGCCGCTCCAGCGTGGCGCGGTCCTCCGCGTCATGGTCGCTCACCGACCAGTCGATGGCTTCGCCCTGCTCCAGCGCCACGATCTGCCGCGCGTGGTCCTCGACGAGCCGTCCGCTCATGTAGATCTCCCGGTACAGGTACATCCGGTCGTCCGGGTCGAGCGCCCACCACTGGCATACGAACGGGTTCGTGAACCCGAAGTCGATGCTGCGGAACCGGCGCCAGTCGGAGGGGATCGGGAACGGGTCGATCAGGTGCACCGCGTCGTCCCACTCGTCATAGACCGCGCCCTCAGCCTGCACCCACCTACCCTCGACCAGCCGGGAGCGCAGCACCCCGGTCAGCCGGTTCAGCGTGTCGATGTACCCGGCCGGGTTGTGCGGGTTGTCCGCCGCCCCGGAGTAATACACGCTGCCCTCGCCCCCCTGGATGATGCGCTTGTAGATCCAGTGGGACGGCGCGCCCGGGTTCGTCGTCATGATCACTTGCGGCCACGCGGCCCGCCCACGCATACGGGCGAGCAGCTCCTCGAAGTCGAGCTCAGAGAAGGCGTTCGCCTCCTCCATCCACACGATGTCAAGCCCACCCTCCTGGCCAATCGAGCGCAGCGCCTCGCGCTGGTCGTCGTCCTTCATGCCGCCCCACCACAGCACCGAGCCGTTCTCGTACACGAACCGGTTCTCGCTCTTGATCATCGTCACCCGCGGGTCGTCTCCGATCACGCTCTGTGCCATGAAGGGCACGATGCTTGCCTTGCAGTACTCGCGTGCCTTGCGCAGCATCAGCCCGGTCGCGCCGGCGTACTTGAGCAGATAGGCGTGGACCTTCTCGGCCGCCGCCCGGCTCTTGCCCCCACCCGCGCTGCCGGTGGCCAGCACGACGAGGTTCTTGTCCCGCCACATCGGTACCTGCCACCGAAGCGGCTGGTACGCGGCGAGGATCTCAGTCCGCTTCTGAAACGGATTCCGCTTCGCTGCCAGTGTCGCCGTCATCCGTGTCCCAGTCGTCCGGGCTCACCATCACGTAGCCCTTGATCCGCTGCCCTGCGCTCGTCACGTCCACCTGCTCCGTGAAGAGCCGGTGATGTCGGCCAAGCTTCTCCAGCGCGGCCTGCGCGTCGTACAGCTCGATCTCCACGCTGCCGTCCGCCGCCCTGCGTAGCTTCTTGATCAGCCCGAGGGCGTCCGCCTTCTGCGCCGCGGCGATGTCGAACCGCCAGCCGCCGCGCTTGTCGAACGTGATGAAGTCCCCGATGCTTGCCCGCGCCTGGTAGCTCAGACGCACGAGCACCTCGTCCGCGTCCAGCCGCAGATCCTCCAGACGGCGATGGATGTACTCGCGCACCAGCGGGTGGTGTTTCACGCTGTACGCGCTGTTCTGCTGGTAGCCCGTCTCGCGCGCAGCCCGCCGCGCGTTCCAGTGCACCAGGTACCGCTCGATCCACGCCCGCTGCTGGTCTGACAGCCGCGCCTCGAGCTCGTCGATTGTCAGGCTGTGCCAGTCCTCACTCATACCGGTAGTCCCTCAGTCAAGGTTCAGGCCCGCCCATCTGAGAGCGCCTGGCGGTGTCTCTGCACCGCAATAGTTGTGTGCGCTTTACGCCTCGTTCGAGGCACAATGCAACGGGCCTGCTATCAGCGTAACAGGCCCGTGTCAAGATTCGTCTTTTATTCGTCTACTCTTTTTGCCACTCAGACGGCAAGCTCCAGCGCATAGGCCGGGCGGATGTAGCCCTTCTTCCGCCCGGTGCTCTCGATGAGCTGCATCTGTCGGAGTTGCCGGATGATCAGCGCGGTATAGCTCCGGCTGTATCCGGCCTGGTCCGCTATCGCTGCCGTCGGCTGTACGCGCCATGGGTCAACCTGCTCCAGCACCCGGCGCTGCGCCGGACTCAAGGGAAAGTGCACACTGATGTCACGCCCGCAGTAGGGGCAATTGATTGCCGTCATGCTCACCCCACCAGATATGGCTTGAACCCGGTGGCTGCTGCCCGGGCTGTGATAAAGTCCAGCAGTTCTGCCGTCGCGTTGAACCATTCTCCCTGCCCTCGCAGATGCTTCCATGTCGCGTGCAACTCCTTCTCGTCCAGCATCGTCCCTGGTGTGCAGCACAGAACCTCAATTGGCTGCCCCATGACGAGATTGAATGTTCGGAACCGCCTTGCCGGCTGCGTCGTGAATCCGATCTTGATAGCCTCACGAGTTGGTACGGTCACGAAGTAGACGAACCCTGGTTTCTCGAGCTCAGGAACCGGGAGAACGTCAAGGTCGGACGGCGTATCATGGCGCACCGGGGTATTGACGATGTTGAACATCACGCTCATCAGCGCCAGTTCACGCGCTCTCGCCGGCTCAACCCGGTTGTGCTCTATCAGCCACTTGGCGACGTCATCCACACGAGCCTGGTATCTCGGCTGGTCATAGAGGTTCTTGGCCTCCACATAGAACGCTATATGCTCAAAACCACAGTTTGCGCAGATGAACCTGTCTTGCGTGACAAAGATGGTCCGTCCCATGCGCTACTCTCCCCTCCTCCGCCGCTCGACCCGGAGCGCGTGGTACATCTCCTCCAGCTGCGCGCTCTCCCTCGCAATCGCTTCGTGCGTCCGTCCGATCACGTAGCCGATGATGGCGGCCACCAGTGCCAGCACCACCGCTGTTGCCAGTCCGATCACGATGCACCTCCCTGCTGCTCCCGCAGCATCCGTAGATCCTCGTATGCCGTCGTCTCACTCACTCCGACCTGCCTCCTGTAGCGCTCCACCAGGGCAGCCGTCCCGCTGTCGGGGAACGCTGCCACCAGCTTCGCCAGTCGCTTCACCCGTTCCCCGCGGTCGAGCTTCTTCGCGCTTCGCCCCGGAGCAGCCGGAGTACTCCGCTCAACCTGCTCCGCCTGGAGCGCCCCCGGAGCGGTCGCCGCGTACTCCGCCTCCACGCGCCGGGAGTCCTGCCCGGCCTGCAAGGCGATGCGTCGCTCCTGCACCCCGCGCTGCTGGTGCAGGGCCTCGATAGCCAGGTCCCGCTCCTGCCGCAGGGTGGCGATGGCCACGTCCTGTGCGCACCGGCGCGCCTCGCGCCGCACCTTCGCCGTGCTGTGGATGTCGCGATCAGCGCGTGCCGTCGCCTTGCTCCAGCCGTACACGATGGTGTCCCAGCTTGCCCCGGCGAGGGCAAGACCCAGCGCCAGCCGGAGCGGTAGTGCGGCGATGCCCTCGCCATGTGCCCAGCCGATGCCGAGGAGCGCCAGGTACATCACCCACACGCTGGCTACTGGCCGCACCTTGAACTCCGGCGCGTCGTTCTTGCGCTGGTCAACCGCCACCCAGTTGAGCAGCAGCACGCCCTCCACCAGCCCGACGCCGCATACCACGATCGCCACCCGCACCGGCAGGGGGTAGCTGGCGAACAGCCGGTCGATGACGGCCACCGTTGCCGGGGTCGTCACCCCCAGCGCGAACAGCTTGATTCCCACGTTCAGCAGCTTCTCAATCACGCCTGTCTACCCCCTTTCTGAGTAACGATATTACTTGATATCACGCCTTCAAAACGCGACTTGCCTCTCAGAACGGCAGCCCATCCGCCGGCGAGGGCGTGTCCCGGTCGTACTCGCGGGGCACCCGGAAGGCGGCTCGCTCCTCCTCTCGGGCGATCTGCCGCAGCTCCTCGGTCGCCTCGCGCAGCCACCAGCACGAGCGGCACAGCGTCTCGCCGATATCGCCGAACTGGTCGTACCCGTGCTGCAGGTCCACCCCGCACTGCTGGCAGCGTGTCATCGGCGGTCCTCCGGCTTGCGCGGGCTCAGCTGCTCGATGGACACGCGGAACACGTTGCCACCCATGTCCTGCAGCCAGCGCGCGTTGTCGTCGTCCCGCGCATAGTTGATCACCCGGTACCGCCGTCCTTCCCACCACACGTACATGCCGATCTGGTAATCCCGCTCACGTCGTTCCTGCTCAGTCAGTGCCATGCTGTTTAGCCTCGTCGTATTTAGGGGCAAGCCACCCCAGCAAGTCAGCGTCAATTGAGATTCGCCAGCCGTCCTCGAACGTTTGCGGACGCGGGACGGGGATACCATGCATGAGCAGATGCTCAATGATGTCAATGCGGGCCTCCCGCAAGCACGCGATTGCTTCATCCGGCGTCTGTCCGTCAGAGATACAGCCGTCCAGGTCCGGGTTGTATGCGGTCCACGCCCACAGGATCGGCGGGTCGTTTTGCTTCAACACGACCGTCAGGTAAGGCCGATCTGCCAGACTCTCAGCTTGCTCACGTAACGTCAGTGCCATGTCTACTTGACCTCCTCGAATAGACTCAGTTGTTTCGGCTGCTGGATGCGTTTCACCAGCCCTTGCTCCACGATGCTCCGGCCCCACTCGCGGCTGCCCCGGCTCTCGCTCTCATGCCAGGCGATCACCAGGCTGCCGTCCCGCAGCACCTTGACCACCTTGCCGTGCTCGTAGCGCTCGCCCGACATCCACGCGTGCCGTACCCATGTGCCCTTCGTGATGGGCTCTCTCATGCCTCGTCCTCCTCGTCATCGAGTTCGTCGTGATAGGTCGTCCGCCCCCGCCGCGCCTTCTCGGCCGCGAGGCGACGCATCCGCTCTTCGGTCTCCAGGAACCCGGGCCGCTCCACCTCGCCATCCCACCAGACGGGCGGAGCGGTGGGGGGTGGTGTCCACCGCGGTCCCTCCGGTTTTGTATAAGGTTTAGCGGGGGGCTTCGGCAGAGGCAGCCAGGCGGAGGGCTGCTCGTCCGCTTCGCC